GGATGCCACACAAGCAATGGCAACTATGAGAGAACTACTGTCTGCTAAATCCTCATACATAAGACTTGAAGCCAGTAAGGACTTGATGGATAGAGCTGGACTGAGGGTAGATGCTCCGAAAGTTGCTGGCAATACCGTAAGCATAAACTTTAATCTCGAATAGGGGTCCCATCACTAAATCCTCTCCATAGAAGGAGGCTTTAAAAAATGATGGTCTGCTCCCCTAACGGGTACAACACACCCACGACAGCATTGTGAAAAGCATTTCCTCCAAAAAAATTTTATTTTACAGAAAGTGATTTTACAAGGAGAGATATATGGGTTCGTCAGCAGATTCATCAGGCAGTTACGAAAAAGATGTCGTAAAGATACGGAGAAAGAAAGAAGAAGAAGAACGAAAAAAGAACTTTGAAATGGCTCGTAGAGGTCAAGAAAGACCAGAATATAAAATGCAATCTGGAAGCAAAAGATTTTCGGATGTTGATAGGAATTTAGCCTTAGCAAAAGATTTAGAACATAGAGCAAGAACACAAGACTGGACTGGTCAAGATAGATCAAAGCACAATATTGGCGTTAAAGGCACAGCCATGCAAATAAATTTAAGAGAAGCAATGTTTCCTTTTGGAAGGGCTATGACAGAAATACAATCTCGGTCCTACAAGAGCCAAGCAGAGCATCTTAGAAAAGGAGGGAAACCTGTTTATGATAAAGATGCAAATTATCAAGGAGTCGTGCATAAAAATTGGTTGGGTCATACTTCTTACTCAGGTCGTATTGGTTGGAATCCTCTTGGTCGATCAGATGTAAGTTATGATACTACAACTGGTTCGTATACATCTTCCTTTAAGGATATGGGAGATGGTGGTTCTGAATCATCAAATGTTAACACCAGCAATATAGAAGCAAACAATGTGACCGATAGTCAATCAGCTTCGGTGAAACCAACTGTTCGCAAAAGTTTACTTGCAACCAATATGAGTGGCGGCAATGAAGCCAAAAGAAGAAGTCTTATTAATTCAAGAAAAGGACTGGCTTAATGGAATTAGACTACCAACCCCCAGGAGCAGTAGCCAAAGCTTTTATGAAAGACGGTTCTTTTGTTCGTGGTATTCGTGGTCCAGTAGGTTCTGGTAAGTCTGTTACTTGTTGCATGGAAATCATGCGAAAAGCCATAGCACAGAAACCGAATGACCAGAAGGTTCGAAGAAGTCGTTGGGCAGTTGTCAGAAACACAAATCCTCAGCTAAAAACAACAACAATTAAAACATGGAGGGATTGGTTTGACGATGAGCTTGGTCGGTTTATATGGAGTCCTCCTTATACTCACCATATTTGTTTCGCTTTGGGTGATGGTACAACGGTAGAACTTGAAGTTTTATTCTTGGCTCTTGATAAGACAGAGGATGTCAAGAAGCTGCTCTCATTGGAATTAACTGGCATTTGGGTTAATGAAGCAAGAGAGATTCCCAAATCCATTGTTGATGCTTGTACTATGCGTGTTGGTCGTTTTCCTTCCATGAGAGAAGGTGGTCCAAGTTGGTTCGGTGTTATTATGGACACCAATGCTCCAGATGAAGCTCATTGGTGGGGTATTGTTGCTGGGGAAGTTCCTATTCCAGAGTATTTAACTCAAGAGGAAAAACTTCTTATGGTAAAACCAGATGACTGGAATTTCTTTACACAACCTGGAGCCATGTTTGAAGATAAAGATGACCAAGGCAATTTAAAGGGATATTCTCCGAATCTTAATTCTGAAAATAGAGCAAATTTGCAAGGTGAATACTATGAAAAGATTATTCTTGGTAAAGCACCAGCTTGGGTAAGAGTTTATGTTTTAAATCAGTATCAGGCTTTAATGGATGGTAAACCAGTTTATCCTACCTTTAGGAAAGATACTCATGTTGCAAAAGAACCATTAGAACCGAATAAGGATATTGAGGTTATAGTTGGTATTGATTTTGGTCGTTCTCCAAGTGCAGTATTCTGTCAGAATGTTCACTCTGGTCGTTGGGTTGTTTTCCATGAACTTGTTACAAAGGACATGGGTGCTACTCGTTTTGCTGAAATGCTCAAAAGAGAGATTTCAAAGAATAAATGGGATAAATTAGATTTTAAATTTATTGGTGATCCAGCTGGTAATCAGATGGCACAGACATCAGAGCATACTCCTTTTATGATTATGAGAGCATCAGGTATAACTGCCTACCCAGCTCCATCCAATGATATATCTGTAAGAGTTGAAGCTGTTGAAGGTGTCATTAATAGAATGTCAGAGGGTTATCCATCTTTACTTGTCAGCCCTACTTGCACAAACCTCATCTCTGGCTTTGAAGGTGGATATCAGTATAAACGTATGTATTATATGGGAAATGAGAGATATGAGGAAAAACCTGATAAAAATAGGTTTAGTCATTGCCATGATGCGTTGCAATATGCGTTTGTTGGCGGAGGTGAAGGAAAGAGAGTAATTCTCGGCACAAAAACACCAACCTCCCCTACCATTGTCCAGAGGGTAAGCAACCCATTTCAGAGAATGAGAGAAAGAACAGGTAGAGGTAAACTGGCTCGTTCCCTATGAGGTGGATTATATGCTTTTGCGAAAGTCCAAATACTGGATTTTGGAAGTTTTTTACAAAGAAAAAGCCTCAATTTTCTCATGTATTTGCAGTTCGGTATGTTCTTGAAAGCGATAAATGGATAAGAGTTGAATATGCTACCCAAGGTTTTAATTTTAATGTCTATACAGAGGAAGAAGCTGACCATTTGGTCGCTTTTTTGATAGAGAAATGTGTCTGTATTGACTATGAGCCAAGGAAAAAGCAGATATTACTGCCTCGATTAATGTATTGTGTGAGTTTTATGAAGCATTTGTGTAATATCCACAATTTTTTTATTTTGACACCCTATCAATTGCATTGTGAATTGCTAAAAAGAGGTGGAAAGGTCATTTTTACCAAAGAAGGAGAGCCTAATGGGATTCATGAAAACACCAAAAGTCCAAAAAGACCCAGAGTTGGAAAAGCAAAGACAAGCAGAAAAGCAAAGATTAGCGGCTGAAGAAGCAGAGCTTGAAAGCAAAAGAATTGATCGCAATAGAAAGATTGCTGGTAATCTTTTAGGCTCAAAATCACTTCAAGACGAAGATATGCAAGGTTTTGTAGGTTATAGAAGAAAAAATATGGGTGACAACTAATGAGAGATGATGTAACTGGAGATGCCAGTCCTATTCCAGCTAGTGGAGCTGCTGGTCATCAAGATGCTGATTATAAACGAGTTATGGATCGTTATAAGAAAGCTAAAGGCAAAAGAGAGAATTGGACAGATATCTGGGAAGAAATCTATGATTATGTGATGCCTCACAGAGAAAGTTTCTTTGGAGAATTTTCTGGTCAGAGAAGAACAGAAAACATCTATGACGAAACAGCTGTAACTGGACTTCCACGATTTGCCTCAAGATTGCAGTTAGGATTTTTCCCTCCAAATGGTCGTGCATTTACACTAATGCCTGGACCAGAATACCCAGATGACATGGTTAATACTGACCTTATGAAAGAGCTTGATGAAATAACGGAAGTCTTGCATGAGGGTTTAAGAAATAGTAATTTTAATGCCGAGTTCCATGAGGGGTTGCAAGACCTAGGAATTGGAACAATGAATATGTTAGTAGAGCCAGGAAGATTTGTCGGTGATCTCCACTTCACCGCAGTTCCTCCAACTAATTTGGCTCTACTTTCTGGTTCAATGGACACAGTTAGTGACTGGTTTAGATGGATGAACGAATGTGACATTACAGAAGTTCAGCATCGTTATCCTTATGCTAAATATTCACCAGAGATGGTGTCCATACAGAAACGTGATCCAAGGCGTAAGACTAAGATAATTGAAGCCACCATGTATGATAGTGAAGATAAGTTTAAAGATGAATATAGTTATTACCTGATTTCTGAAACAGATAAGGCTATTCTTCATAAAGCTACTCTCAAAGGTAGAGGTTCAGTTCCTTGGATTACGACCAGATGGTCTAAATCTGGCTTTGAAGTTTGGGGTAGAGGTCCAGTTCTTCAAGCAATGCCAGCAATTAAAACATTAAATCTAACTGTTCAGCTTATTCTTGAAAATGCTGAAATGGCTATAGGTGGTGCGTATGTTTATGATGATGATGGCGTATTTAATCCAGACAACATAACCATACAACCTGGAACTTTTATTCCTCGTTCCCCTGGCTCTAGTTTGGAATCATTACAAAGTCCAGCACGATTTGATGTAGCTCAATTAATTTTGGAGGATATGAGAAGAAATGTTAGGAAGGCTTTATTCATTGATGAACTCGATGCAAGACCAAACGCAAAGACACCATTGTCCGCAACGGAAGTATCGGAAAGACTTGCAGATGTCGCAAGGGATATGGGTGCGGTTGCTGGTCGCATGCAGAAAGAGTTTTTGCATCCGCTTGTTGAAAGAGTGGTTGCAATTTATTCGGAGCAAGGTCTACTGGAAATACCGAAAGTAGATGGTAGAGAAATAAGAATAGTTCCCGTATCACCCTTATTAAGGGCGCAAGATCAGCAAGATGTAGCTGATTTTGTAAGATTTCAACAAACTGTAGCTGGAACATTTGGACCAGAGATAACACCAGCATTATACAATCAGGAGAAGGTTATTAAGTATTTAGCATCCAAGTTTGGAGTAAAAGAGGAGTTGTTAGCTAATCAGCAACAAGTCCAGCAAAATGTAGAAATGGCAATGCAGATGATGCAACAGCAACAGATGATGCCGAAATGAACAAAGAAAAGGCGGTTAAGTCGTTAGATGGTAGAGCATACAGTCCAGAAGTTGAAGCTGATCTTAATAGCAAAGCCAATGCTTTGTTTAATGAAGGCATTGGCAAATCTTTCCTTCAATATCTGGAAAACATTACAACAAATAATGTACATGGTGCGGGATTGGGAATTGAAACTCTTGCACACTTTGAAGGACAAAGATGGATCGTAGCATTAATAAAGGCAAGATGTGAAATCGGAAGGAAACAAGGTGAAATCCGACAAAGCTAAAGTGAATTTAGGTTTTTTAAGACAAAAACTTAAAAAAGTGGAACGAAAGAAGCAATTAAATAAAAACTCAACAAGGAGAAAAAATGTCTGATGAGCAAAGTACAGTTAAAGAAAGCGATGGAAGCACCAATCAAGAAACCACAGAAAAAGGAGTGGAAGAAAAAGTTGTTGCAAGCCAAGAAGGACAGGGAAATCAAGAAACAGCTGAAGCAAGTCAAGAAAGACCAGAGTGGCTTGATGTAACCACGCTAACATCTCCAACCTCAGAAAAACCAACATTCAACATTACTGCCTCGCTTGTCTAACCGCACCCGATCTATAACTGTCTGTAGTACCGTACCCCTCTCCCAAAACCTTAAGCTTACCTAGAGCGTCTTCATATCTGGTGGAGTACAGTTGCAACATATCAGCCTCACCCTTCATAAAACTGTAAGCCTCTAACAAACAGCCATATAACAAAGTTGATTCTGCATTTGTGCCTAACCAACTTGTTCCACTTGCTGCTGTTGTTATCGACTCAGGCTTATGAAAGTAATGAAGCTCTACACTAAAATTAGCATTTGGGGTTGGCCCAACAATAAAAAACGCTTCGCTATATATAGCGTAATACTTTGGAACGCCTTGTACAGATGACTGTGGGTAAGCTTCCCTAATAAAGTTAACGTCCTTAAAAAGCAGGAACTCAAACCCAGTATTATCAAGAGACAATGAGTACGGATATAAAAAGTCTGTTGGCATTGCTACATACTGATTACCAGAAGTCATCGCACCGACAGCGTTCTTCCTAAACTCTGGAAGCTGTATAGACTTTAATATTCGATC